CAGCGCCTCAGACACAGCGCCGACATGAGCTTGGCTCGCTCCACCACGCATGGCATATTCGGCATTCGCCATCTGCATAAACTCGAATCGTGCCTGCTCGGGGCCCTCGTCGTCCCTGGGATGGACCAGGGAATCACGATCAACATTCGCCAGACCATGCGCCATGGCGACGATGATCGGATCAGCGACCAGCCTTTCGACCGCTTCGTCGTAATGTTCTGCTCTTAGCATGTCAATAATACCTCCGTGTATCGAGTGACTCGCCCTTGTGCGATTGCTCTGGCTCGCTGGGGCTCGTATTGCTTTGACAACCACATCGAACCATACCAACCAACCAACCACCCTGGCCCGCCATATGTGGATCGTTCCGATCGGATGGAAGGAACACGTGCACAGAGTAGGGCTGGCTGTGTACTGCATCCTTCGTGGCAAGTCTCGCCTACCATGTGGTAAGTGGACCCCTCTCTGTGTGTATAAGTGCAGGTCAGGGGTGGTTACTGGTGGTAACAGTCAAGTGATTAGAACTTAGGTTCAAATGACAAGCAGGGTAGGGGGGGGTGGTATAGGGGTGTCCCCCGCCCCCGTATTAGTATAAGTAGTATTCCATCCGTCTGGGATTCTGTGTCCATAAAGCTAGGTGTTGACATGTCTGAGTGTGCTTCCTGGGTTCGCGGCTTGTCAGCGGCTCCCCTGGTTTCCCCATGTCCCTGGTCCTTTTCCGCCTCGGTTGGCACCTCGGCGTGTGGACTGCAAGCTTTGCCCATGAGCAAGGGGAGAGGTCCCCGTAGGGGACCCTCTCCCCGCAGCGAATGGTTCCTGGGTAATGATCTCTTCCATCCCCCCTTCCTTAGAGGTTTCCCCCCTTCCCTCTCATGGCGGCAGCTGATGCGGTTCACAGCTGGCGGGTGTTCGTTTTGGTTCGAACACGGGACACTGGTGCCTTCTCGGTGATGAGCACCGACGACGACACGCCAACCCCGTACGCCGAGTACGACAACGGGCTGCTCGGCCCCATCATCGCCGATGCCGCCCTGCCGCTGGACGAGAGCCCTCCCTCGCCGTTCGGTCGGGCTGTGCGGCCTTCCCGCCTGGCACGAGCGAACGCTGCACCCCGTGAAGATGTGAAGCCACTGTCGGCCCGCAAGTTCCATGCCCGCCGTTCACTGGTTCCGACAACCACGCATTCCCGCCCTGATCCTCAGGTTCGGGCTGCGACAGACGACCCCCTGGTCGAGCATGTGTTGGGGGAGCGGGAGCCTGCTGGCCCGAAGGTCAAGAAGTCCGAGATTGTCGAGGGTCAGGCATGAGTCGCATTGTCGAGTGGCAGCACGAAATGGATCTGCACCCGCCCGCTTCGGCGGCGGTGGCTGAGAACATGGATTCGGTGAGGGCAGCGGTGACAGAGCTGGGTCACAAGATCATTGGATCCACGCCCCCTGGCCGTGAGCAGTCTTTGGCGCTGACCAATCTGCGACAGGCGGGCATGTGGGCAATCGGCGCTATTGCTTGTGGTGAGGACAACACTGGTGAATGATCGTTCCCACAGAAAGCTGGATTTGGAGACGCACGAACTTCCGTTGAAGGACCTGCAAACCTTGTTCATCGAATGGCTGTTGGGTGACCATCCGCCTGATGAAACCCAAGCGGATTTTGCGGCCCGCTGGGACCTGCATCCTGGAACACTTTCCAAGTGGAAGAAGGATGAGGTTTTTTGCCGTAACTGGGAAAGGCGTATGCGTGAAACGCACGCTTCCCCCGATAAGCAAAACGATCTGCTTGAAGCCTTGTTTGTGAAAGCAATGGTTCACGCAGACTCGAAGGATATTGAAACCTACTTCAAGCTGATTGACAAGATGACTCCGTCAAAGGTTGAGATTGACGATAAGCGTTCGCTTGCTAGCTTGTCGGATGCGGAACTGGCCGAAATGGTCGAGGACCTGGACAACGTCGAGTTTCTTCAAGGTCAGTAATGAGCGGTGAACTGAATCCGCTTGATGTGGCGCGTGAGCTTCGGTTTCGTCGGGCAAAAAAGGACGTGTTCTTTTTCGCCGAGAAACTGTGGACGATCCAGCATCCTGAAAAGGGGCGTATCCCGTTTAATATGCGGGATCCGCAGATCAACACTATGGATGCCTTCCTGACTGAACGGAAGGTCATTATTTTGAAGGCCCGTCAGATCGGGTTTTCAACCTTGGTGGCGACCTACTGTTTCTGGCTCGCGTATTTTCACGATGACGTGCAGATTGTCATGTTGTCGAAGGGGGAGCGTGAAGCGAAGGAACTGCTTGACAAGGTCAAGTACGGTTTCAGGGCGATGCCGCAATGGTTGAAGGACCGTGGCCCCAAGAATACTAACGGCAAAGTTGATGATCTTGGCACCCAGTCTGTAATCGAGTTTGACAATAATTCTTCGATCGAATCATTGCCGTCTCGTTCGTCTCCTGCCCGTGGCCGTTCCGTGACCTTGGTTGTTGTGGACGAGTGGGCGTTCCTAGAAAACCCTGCGGATGCTTGGGCGTCGATCGAACCGATTGCTGATATTGGCGGTCAGGTCATTGGGTTGTCGACCGCAAACGGTGCAGGCACCTTCTACCATCAGATGTGGACGAAGGCGACTACAGGCTCGTCCGAGTTCCATCCGATCTTCTACCCGTGGAATGCTGTTCCTGAACGTAACGATGATTGGTACGAGTCGAAGAAGAACAGCCTGCTGCCCTGGCAGCTGGCACAGGAGTATCCGTCTGACCCTGAGGAAGCGTTCATCAGGTCAGGTAACCCTGTATTCGATATTGATGTGTTGCGTGCCATGCCTCGTCGGGATCCTGTGTGCGGCGAGTTGCGGCCCACGTCAGAGTCAACAGCCGAGTTTGTGTTGAAGCCGAACGGGAACTTGCAGGTTTGGGAGTATCCCGTGACCGCGGCGAACAGTGAGTCTCCGCACACGTATTGTATTGGTGCGGATGTTGCTGAGGGTTTGGAGCACGGCGACTATTCGGTTGCTTGGGTGATTGATGCGAAGACTGGTCAGGCTGTGGCGAAGTGGCGGGGGCATGTGCCACCCGACATTTTCGGTTCAAAGATCCTGAAGGAACTGGGCTACTTCTACAATGTTGCCTTGGTTGGTCCCGAGGTGAACAACCATGGGTTCTCAACTTGTGTAAATCTGCGGGACGAATCGTATCCGCACATTTACTATCGGCATTCGTATGATGAGCGTACGAATAAGCGTGGCCGCAAGTTGGGTTGGCGTACCCAGTCGAATACGAAGCCGTTGATGATCGATGAGCTACAGAAGGCGCTTCGTGAAGAACTGGTTTTGGAGGATCCCGAAACGTTCGCTGAACTGATGACGTTTGTTCGGGCGCCTGACGGGAAGATGCATGGTTCCCCACACGATGATCAGGTGATTGCTTTAGCAATCGCAAACCAGATGCGAAAGCATGTTTTCAATCCCGAGTATGTGCGTCCGCAGGATACGGCTGGGACTGTTCAGTCGTTGATCGATGGGCTGATCGACGGTGGGGCCTCGGCTCCCCGTCAACTAGCAGGCCGACACAATGTGAGGCATCGAGGTTCGCTGCTCGCTCGGTGAAGCCTTGTCCACGGGACAGTCCTGGCCTAAGAGCGTATGGCCCCCTTTGCTACCTGGCTTCCCGACGTGCTCCGTGACGCGGGTGTTGACGTGTATGTCATGCCTGGCGCCGAGACGCGTGGCAGTCGTGGTCGAGGATTCGATTTGGATGCGATCATTTGGCATCACACGGCTACTGGCCTCAACTGGCAGGACGGCCATGTGGCTTTCCTGCTTCGTGACGGACGGGCCGACTTGTCAGGCCCGCTCGCACAGGTCGGAATTGAACGTGACGGAACATGGGTGATTGTTGCCCTGGGAAGGGCAAATCACAACGGCTACGGCCTGCACGGCAACAGTGCCCTTGGCCTGGAGTTTTACAATTCGGGTGTTGGTGAATCGTGGCCTATGGCTCAGGTTGAGTCGGGGGTTCGTGGCACCGCCGCTATCCGTAACCATGTGGGCATGGTTCCTGTGCTTGGGCATAAGGAGTCGGATCCTGGCCGCAAGGTTGATCCGTTCGGTTTGAACATGAACACGATCCGTCAACGGATCATTGAGCCTACTGAAACCGCCGACATCGTAGAGGATAATGAAATGTTTGTTGAACTGATCCGAATGGGTTACCGCCGCAGTCGTGGCGCCGACTATGAGCCGAGCACTGATCCGAAGGATCCTGGTGGTTGGACGGGCTGGATGATTCGTCTGGCATTCGCTGATACGCCTGCTGCCCGCCGTGATGTTGTTGCTTTGCAGGGTCGCGCGATTGACCGTGAGATCGAATCCAGGAAGTAACGGGACGCAGGCGCCTACACGGTGATGGGACATCACGACGGCATCCACTCACTGTGCGATCCCGACACCTGCTTCGCAGCCAAAATGCAGTACTGGCGTGAAAGCGGACGTGCCCCACTCAAGTTCACCTACGGCCAAGCCAACTTTTCTGGCCCCACGATTCGTGAACGGCAAGACAAGATTGTTGCCGACGCGGCAGCCGAAGGCCGAACAGTTCGACAAGTGAACCCGAGGTACGACCGATAATGGGCCGAAAGCATCGCCCCACACGGCAACTGTCAAAGGCTGACCGTCTCGCACGCTACCGAGGGCGCATCGAATCCGCCAAAGGCTTCCGTCAGCACGAACAGTACGACGACCTTTGGCGACGCCTCAACGACCTGTACCGAGGTAAGCAGATTCCGCCTGGCCTCGGAAACGACGACGCGTTCGTCGTCAACGTGGCCTTCTCGACCATCAACATTATTGGTCCAAGTATTGCCATCAACTATCCGCATTCGACAGTCACACCGCTCGGCCCTGAACAGGACGATCAGGCTGTTATTGCTGAGGCGGTCATCAACTATTGGTGGCGCAAGCACAAGGTTTTGGCCCCGTTCCAGGCTGGTGTCAAAGATTTCCTGATCTACGGTTTCGGCTGGATCAAGGAAGGCTGGAAGTTTGTTGAGGAAGCAGAAGAAAACCTTGACCGCAAAACAGCCGAATACGAGTCGCAGCGCAGCCAGGCAGACGAGTTTGCTGCCGCCAACCCTGAACTTGCCGCTGACCTGCCAAGCGACAACGATATTCTTGACACTCTAGACGATGAGGGTCGTTGGGATTGGAAGATCGTGGAGGACGCCCCGTTCGTGGAACGAGTGTCCCCGCACGACGTGTTCGTAGATCCCGAAGCAACCTCGATGCAGGATTTGCGTTGGATCGCCCAGCGCACCATGAAAACCCTTGACGAGTTGGAAGCCACCGACGGCTACAAGAAGTCTTCGATCAAAAATCTGGAACCAGACTCGTCCCTGCCCGACGAC